CCTCATAGATATGACTATCTGCCATTACATGCGTAAGTTTCCCAACACCGACACCGAGATGCCTTGCAAATAAATGGGTCAGCATCGCATATTCTAATGTATCGAACGGAACCCCAACAGGATAATCGGCTGACCGCTGCACGACCATGCAATTTAATTTTCCATTGATAATGCTCCATACGGAAGAATACACGCATGGCGGAAGGTTCATCTCAAATAGTTCCCTCGGATTCCACATGTCGATCACACACTGCCGATCGCTCGGATTATTACCTAACCGCTGCAGGACATACGCGACCTGGTTTGGATAGATGGAGATCTTGTCCTGTGTGAATGTTTTGACTTGATAGCCATATGTTTTTCCGATCGATCCGTTTTCGTCTGCCCAGTTGTCCCAAATCTTGCTATTCAGATCATGGACATTATTTGACTGTTTTTGAAAGATCCAAAAAACTTCATCGAGTGCCGTTTTCCATGCGATCTTTTTTGAACGTAAGATCGGGAGCTCCCGCTGAAGATCGATATTAAAGATCGATGATGGAATACGATACGTCATGATACCTGTCCGCTCATTTTTTTCGACGATACCATTATCAAGAATATCCTTTAATCTATAAATATATTGTTCCTCATACATTCCCTTTTTCCTCCTCTATGATGCCTCTTAAAAGGATCAAATAATTGATATGATCTGTTATCTTTTCTACCCATTGATCAAGATCATAGTCTCCGCCACGACACATACTGTAGATAGATGCGGTATGCTTTGCCATCATTCCGGCGAGTGCTCTTTTTATGCTACAGCCCTGCATCGCGGCAGCAAGTTTAAAGCTATAGAACCGATCCATATCATTGACTGAATATTCTTTATTTTTTATAAACAGCATACGGCTGCACTTTTGGATCTGGTCCATTGCGATCTTATCAAATTGTTCATCCGTCATTATTTCTCCTCCTTCATATTCGCAAACACATTCAGCAATATTGTCATTGTGCAACCAAATACGACAGGAATCGTCCACCATTTAAAATCATAAGTAATGACTCCAAACATTATGATCGGAAGAACAAAGATAGATAAGAACAGTCCAAATAGTTTTAAAATTTTCATATTGCCTCCTTATAGTTCAAATATTTAAACTGAGTACTTAAAAAAATATAATGGGATCTCATCATATGCGATACCAAGTAGATCACATGCGGACTCGATCTCCCGCTGCGTAAATGAGCTCTTATTTGACAGCTTTGCAGTTAATGACGCAAGTGACATTTTCATCGCAAGCGCAAACTTTGCTCTGCTTCCATAATGCAAGATAATCGCCGCGAGTAAATTAGAATAATCCCTCTGCATTATTTTCCCTCCTTTGATAATTTGTCATAAGCGATAAGGATCGCCCTCTCCAAGATCACCATCTCGGAATTAAGCTGCTGGATCTGAAGATCCTTGCTATGATTCTGAGCCTTTAATTCGTTGATCTGTTCATTCAATCCCTCGACTTCTTTGTCACGATACATATTAATCTCCTTTCAATTTTCTTTTGATCTGTTTTTATATTCACGCAATATTTTTCTCAATAAAACGATCTCTTCATGATTCATAAATAGTTCAACATGAATAGCAGAGCCTTTATTTGAGTATTGCTTTTTCAAAGAGTAATCGATACGATTGATCAGACGAGTGATCAATCTGTTTTCCTCAATCATATTCACACCACCTCCATTTCGATCGCTCTTCTAACTAAATAAATATATATTTTACCGCCTTTATAAATTCCAAAATGGTCTGCGACATCATTTACGGCTTTTTCTACAGTCATGCCGCTCTTCATATTTTGTTCTAATCTATCTATTAATTTACGTAACATCATTTTTCTCCTTCTATTTTATATTTGACGGTTTAACCTCCCACCGACAAGGTCCGCCTATATATTATTTTTCCTTAACTTCAATAATGCAAAATGGGCATGAAATCGTCTGCTCGCATTTCAGCATTTCGGGAATACCTTCCGTTTTATAATTTCCATCAAGTGCTTTGAACGCTTCTTCATAAGTTATTTCTTTAAATTCTGCATTTGCCTCTTTCCATTGCCTAAAATATCTCATTTTTTCCTCCTTCATAAATCTTACCTTTTATTTAACAAATGTCTCCGTGAGGGCCAACTACCATAATTAGTTTTTCTTCGCCATATTTATTGACCCATACTTCTTCTTCTGAATTGTCTGCCCAATAAATTGTTTCAACATATTTCCATTCCTTAGCTTCTTCAATTCGTTTTTCTTCGGCTCTTGCTTCTGCTTGTAATTCTTTTAGTCTATTAAATTCCGACCGGGTAAGTGATGCATAAGGTTCTGATAAAGCATAATCGCTTAAGTAATATGTAATAAAAGTTCTTTTCCATCCAGCATCATACCAACCGCCAGTTACCTTCTCGGCAAATGCAAGAAGTTCTTCATCATTCTCAATTGCACCAAATCCTCTTGCCTCATATCTAAATTCGTCAGCTGAATAAACAGCTTTACCATTAACATATCCATAAACTCGTCTTTCCATTTTTTTCTCCTTTCTAAAATTGCAGTCCAGTTTCTTCTTCGATTGCCGCTTTTAAAATAGTAAGATGCTCAATCATGCTATTAATTTCTTCTACTTTACAGATCATCCAATTATTATTGAAAATTGTTGATCCACCAATACTATTATTAATAGTGATTCCCATGTCATCAAACCTTCCAAATTTTTCTCGATGTTTCACATCATAATTTTTCTCAATCTTTTCTAATGCTTTTTCATTAAATCTTATATACATTTTGTTTTCTCCTTTCAACTTCTCCATTAATTAGTTGCATTTTTTAAACTATTGCGATTATAACACGAACATACATTCGCGTACACTGTTTTTCTAAAATTTCTTGCATTTTTTTAGCGCAATATTTATCATATTAAAACAACGAAAATAATTGTGTTAAAAATTTAAAACAAGCGCTATAATTAAAGTCCACCCATTAATGGAAGGAGGAAAATATGAAAGAGAGCAGCACAAAAGAACGCCTGCAATATTACATGTCAGAGTTCGGCGTAAAGCAGGTGGACATCATAGAAAAATGTAAACCATATTGTGATAAATATGGGATCGCCTTAAGCAAGAGCGCATTATCCCTTTATCTTTCCGGAAGAGTCGAACCAAAGCAGGATAAAATTTTTATTCTCGCAAAAGGACTTCATGTTTCGGAAGCATGGCTCATGGGATTTGATGTTCCAATGGAGCCACCATCAAGGGAAAAAGAGGACCGCAGCAGATTGAAATTATTGCTGTCATATCTTAATGAAGAGGGAAGACGAAAAGTTTTTGATTATATCGAGGATCTGATCGATAATCCAAAATATTTGAAGGAAGGAGTCGAAAAATGAGTGCAGCAAAATATAACACATTGATCACGCTCGGATATGATATTCATGGCAAGCAGATCAGAAAAAGAATCACCGCGAATTCAAAGGCAGAATTGAATCAGAAAATATTTGAGACCAGAAAAGAATATGAACTTATAAAAAATCCGTCAAATATATCATTCGGAGAATATGCGAAAAAATGGGTGGACGCATATAAATCTTCCAAGAGCCTACGGACATACCAGGACTGTACGGCGATGTTGAAGAAATTCGATCCGATTAGCTTTATGGAATTAAAAAGGATCAGGCAGATCGACCTGCAGGAGATCATCAATGAAAATAAGGATCACCCGAGGACATGCCAATTAATGCGAGGATTATTAAAACAGATATTCGACGGTGCGATCGAAGACGGCATCATAGCAAGATCACCGGCGACAAAGCTGATCGTACCAAAATATATTAAAATCGAAAAAAGAGCGTTATCTATTTCAGAAGTGACAGCGGTTAAAGTTTTAAAGTTGGAGCCGCGAGAAGATTTCTTTATTAAAACTTTATACTATTTCGGATTACGACCAGGCGAAGCACTCGGGCTGATGAAAATGGACTTTGATCTGCTGCATAAGGATCTGACCATTTCAAGATCACTCGCATTTGATAATAATAGAGGCTATATCAAGCCAACAAAGACGTATACAAAACGCACCATACCTATCCCAGAAGTCCTTATTCACGATCTGGAGACTTTTTTATCTTCGGTAGATACTTTATATATATTTATGAAAGAAAATGAACTGATCACAAAATCACAATATAAATATATGTGGAAAAAAATCAGAAAAGCGATCAATGAGCAGCTCGGCGGCAATGACAATATGGATATTACAAAAGATCTGACACCATACATCTTTCGTCATAATTACGCGACCATGCTATATTACTCAAATATCTCGATAAAACAGGCCGCAAAATTATTAGGACATGCAGATACAAAAATGATCATGGAGGTCTATGCCCATATCGATGAATCGAAAGAAAACGTACGTGCCAAATTGAATGGGATAATGGATGAAAAAAGTTCTGAAAAAGTTCTGAACTATCAAAAAAGTTCTTAAAAAGTTCTTATATTTTCGATCATTTTGGCATATTTTGTCAAAGAAATTAAACCATATAATGCAAATAAAAAATGCTTAAAAACGTTGATTTTACAATGTTTTTAAGCATTTTCTCTTGCCTGCACCCTCAGGGGCTCGAACCCTGGACACCCTGATTAAGAGTCAGGGTACGAATGCTTTAAAATCAACCTTTATTGGCTCTAAATGTGATCAATCTGTGATTACAGAATCACAAAGAATAGCAAAGAATTAAAAAAGGCCGCCTGGAAAAGGGATGGTAAACCAGACGGCCCACGAGGAGTATATATTCAGCGAACAGATCCGCAGAAAACAATATTAAGATACGGAGGCAGCTTGAAAAAAGATCGGACCGGTCCGCATGAATATCAGATCAGACTACTTTTCCGCCTGCGATCTTGTAGGTCTTGCCGGAGAACTTGTAGTCGCCATTATAATCAAAATTGACCTTGCCTTTTTCCAGCACCCAGGTGCCGTACTCGTTCACGCAAAGGCCGTTGTAATCGAAATCAACAATTCCACCCTGAAGCATCCACCATCCATACTCGTTTTTGGCTAATCCGTTGTAGTCAAAATCAACTTTGCCATTGGTGACTTTCCACCAACCGTTCTCGTTCTTCACGATTCCGTTGTATGTGAAGTCTACTTTTCCGTCTTTGAGATACCACCAGCCGTTTTCATTTTTGGCAAGTCCTGTGAACCCAAAGTCTACCTTGCCGTTGGTAATCTTCCACCAACCGTATTCGTTCTTTGCCACTCCATTGTAGGAATAATCAATGTTACCACCAACGAAGTAGTACCACGCACCACCATAATACTGCACCCATTTGTAGGTGTTTGGAATCTCCGTGTTAAGGAATTGCTCCGGGTCAATTTGGTAGCCGTTTGCTCTGCGGATTTCAAAGTGCAAGTGACCGCCATAGGAAGTGCCTGTGTTACCCATATAACCTAAACGCTGACCCTTTTTCACTCGCTGCCCGTATGCTACCTGGACGGTGTTGTAGTATAAGTGTGCGTACATCGTGCGCTCGCCATTATCGTGTTGCAACAGGACATAATTACCATAGGAGTTATATTCAAAGCCTGTGCAATCATTTCTTAACCCTACTACTGTTCCATCGGAGTGTGCGGTAATCCACGCTAATACATTGTAAGAGCCGTTAAACCCTGTGAGGTCGATTCCCCAATGGTCATAGTCATAGCCTTTTGCACCGTTAATATGATACGGCTGTGTGATGGATGTAGTGCCACCCTCAATAACTCTGCTTACTACTGTCATTCTTTCACCTCTTTCGGTTCTTCTAATTTCAGTTCCTTGCCGATTTCGGGAGTGATTTCTTCCTGTACTTCGACTTCTTCATTAAGGTACTCGTCAAATACTTTCATTCTGTTCTCCTATTCCAATGGTAGTTTATCTACTTCCGCTTTGATCTTATCAATAGTGCCGTCACCACCTGCGTTATGATATGGCTCATAGAGATACTTAACCCAATCACTATACTCGGCAGATGAAATGCTCCCACGCTTGATGTATGTTTCGCCAAGATACTTTGTGCGGTCATATAGCGACCCCATACACATAGCCTTGATAAGCACCATTTCTCCGTTGATGTTGCGTATTTCCTCTGTGTTTTCCTCGGTGCTTCTCTTGACCATTTCCTTATCGTCCTTGCGTTCGATAAGAAACTTAATCAATGCTCCACCCGATAAAATCATTGCCAAACCACTAATGATTGCCACTACAATATTTACCATTTACTTGCCCTCGATGTCGTTTTTAATTTTTGTTAAGTCTGCGTTCAACTGTTTGTTATACTGTACGGTGCTGATTCCGATTAAAATGCCAATCAGCAATGCCACCTGCCGTAAGGTTTCTGCAATCGGGTCACCATAAGGCAATCCCCAAGTCGGGAACAGAAACTTAATGAAGTCTGCGATTGCGGGTAAGGCAAGTACGCATAACCATTTCAGCACTTCGTATGCTTTGTCACTCAATAAAGTTTTCATTTTAACTCTCCTTTGTGTAATAGATGACTTCTACTTCGTCCACATCGCTCCAAATGTTGTTCTCGCCAACGAGCATTTTGATGTCTTGTGCGGTCAACTGAACTGTCTGCGGAGTGGCGAGTTCAAACGCAATATAATGTCCTGTTATGCCTGTCACAAAATCATTCTTGCTTGAATAACGAGTATCAACCACATAAATATAATTTGTTGCTGATGGCTTATATATGCAGAAAGTTCCATTTGTAGGATTTGAGTTCATTGAACTTCTTGTAACTGCGGAATATATATCGCATATTGCAGGAGTTAATGCAGAAATACCATAAGGCTTTGCAGGAGAAAGACTTGCTCTAAATATGTGATTATCAGCGTCATTCAATGTCCAAGTAGACAATGTACCTAAATCTCGTATATCCCAAGTCAGCGTCAGCACTCCTGTCAAGAGGTTCAGCGTACCGCCGTAGACTGTATCGGTAAAGGTTTCCGTGTAGACCGTTGCTTCTGCTTCGTCCTCTGTTGGAGAAACATACACATTCACCTCGTCATACCCTGTAATCTCAAACACATCACCGAAGTAGGAATTGTGACCGACAGGAATCTCAACTGTCCGTCCGTCAACGAACGCTTCTGTGCCGTACTCGTCAATGGCTTGTGCGGAAGTGTAAGGGTCTGCGGTTTCGGTAGTGGCGGTTTGCCTTTCATAAACCATCGTAATTGGATTAGATGTAAGCCAAGTATTAAACCCACTTGATGTTGAAGCCTTTGTGCTATCAAGCACAAAACCAAAAGCAACCGAATTGTCGGGATAACCATAAATTCCCTCTGCCGTAATATCATTTGCGTAAGCAGATGGTTGAACAAGAAGTTTATCTGCAACAGCAGGTGTGTCTTTTGTAAGTGGAACATTAACAGGCATAGA